CGCTTCGCAAAGACTAGGTTTTACCGACCTTATCGATGCTTCAACAGCGTGTCATACACTTCAGTATAAAGCTAGTTAATTAGTTTTAGAAATCCCGTGGTGGGGGCAGCCCCACCACACTTTTTATAGGAAAATATATGGCAGATTTAGTTACATTACAACAATACAAAGATTTTGCAGGACTAAAAAGTCTAGAGCATGACGCACGTATAAATGTAGTAATCGACAGTGTTTCCGAACTCGTCAAAAGTTATTGCGGTACTCGTCTTGTAGACCATGCTAGCACTAATAAAGTAGAGTATAAAACAATAAAAGATTCAATAGTACAAACTATAATACTAGATGAATCTCCTTTGATACAGGTAGTATCAGTAGAAGAAAGATTAAGTCAAGCTGACGCGTATACAACACTAATCACAGAAAATTCTGACAGTAGTGGAAAATACGAGTACATAGTAAATGATGAATCTGATAGCATAACAAGAACAAATAGTACCGGTACTGTATCGTGGCCTCGCGGTCCAAAATCAGTAAAGGTTACTTACAAAGCAGGGTACACAAGTACTCCTCATGATTTAAGATTAGCAGTATATGACTTAATTAAATACTACATGAAAGACGAAAGAAAAGAAAGAATGTCTATATCAGGAGCTACAGTAGAAAACCCACTGTCTTCAAGCCTAAGTGGCAATATAGGATTCCCAGATCATATCAAAAGAATACTGGATATGTATAAGATACATAGTTAATGTCTGTAAAAAATGTACAAGCTAGGCTTGATTTAATTCATAAACTAACAATTGGAGACGGTACAACAACAGGAGACCGAAGAGTTCTCAGAGGCTTAAGAAAAATACTTAATAAAGCTGAGACCCAAATAATATTAGATACAAAAGTTTTTTCTTCGCAATTAAATGCGCAGTACACCAGAAGAAACGGAAAAGGTCCTAGTAGTAATGTAATGGATAAGTATCAAAAGCTAACTAAAGAAATTATTGTAGCTTGGAAGAAAGAAATACGCTCAAACAAAGATGACTACATGATGGTCGAAAAAGGACAAGAAAGACTAGTATTTATAGTCCATGAAGGAAAAAATAAAAGAAATAACCCTAGAGATAACTATCAACTATTTAGAAAGAAGAACCAAGAAATAACACTTAGACTAATAAAGCTTCCTAAGTATAATCAACTCTTTAGAAATAGAACAAAAAACAAGAGTGGACAAAAAAGACAGATATTTGATGTAGGGCATGTATACTCGGTAACAGAAAAAGGAAGAGCAGGACTTGCAGCAGGTTTAGCACAAGATCAACTAACAGATGAAAATGGGTCTGAGTTAACAGCAGAAGATTTCCAAAGCCAAGACCAGTATAAACAATTAAAGTCTTTTCAATCCGACTTAGGATTATCTTCCGAAGAAGTACTAAAGGTAGATACTAGAGGCGGACTGAAATTAACAAATAGAATATTTTTACAATTAGAATCAGATACAGGAAACAGAGCTAAATCATCAAACGATAAAAAAGCTGGTAAAGATGTAACTGATATTATTAAAGATATTTTATCAAAAAAGTACGGAGGTAACTTACAAACAAGTGACCACCCAGGCCACTGGAAAGGCTCAGATAGCCCTATAGACCAAATAGCCAGTATGATTGTGAATACAAATGTAAAGAGAAGCATGTATGCTAAGAAATCAGCTAAAAACATGACTAAGTATAAAAAGCCTACAAAGAATATAAATAAAACAAGTAGAGCATCTAAAAAAACAGGTGTTCCAACGCAAAGAGCCGAAGTCTATGCAGCTGGAATAACACCAGAGATAGCTAGGCATATACCTAAATCAGGAGCAGAGTCTACTGAGAAAGGGCAAGGTAACAATGACTTCGCAATAGCCACAGCAGGCTTACTAGCAGTCAAAAGAGCGATTAATAAGAGACTTCCAGAAGAAGTCAGAAGAAATATGGGAAGACCTGAACTGAACTATATAACAGGCAGGTTTGCAAATTCAACAATGATTGAAAGTATAACTCCCTCAGCAAGAACATTAATGGTAAAATATACCTATAGGTTAAATCCTTATGAAACATTTGAAAATACAGGTAAGAGGAAATGGCCTTCAGGGTATAATCCAAAACCTTTAATCTCAAAAAGTATTAGAGGTTTAGCACTATCAATGTTTAAAATAACAGCACTAACTACTAGGAGAGTCTAATGGCTAATGAATACAGAACTGGAAGAAGCAAAGTCGTAGAAGCACTAGTAAACAAATTAAAAGAAATTGACGGGAGATACCCCTTCAATTCAAACATATTTAGAAACTGCCATGGCGGTATGGTCTTTTTAGATGAAATCCAAGAGTTCCCGAAATTATGCGTGGTAGCTGGAGATGAAACTAGAGAATATCAACCTGGCGGGTTTAAATGGAGATTCCTGAGTTTGGACGTAAGAGTTTATGTCGAAAACCAAGAAGATCCGCAAGAAGTCTTAGCTCTATTAATGGAAGACATTGAGAGAGTGGTAGACGACAATGATATGCTGATTTATGACGATACTGTCAGCCCAGCATTAACAACAACTTCCTTAACTTTAGGGTCAATGTCAACTGATGAAGGTGTTTTAAAACCACTTGGAATCGGAGAATTGACACTACAGTGTAGGTACTAAAAAAGAAATTACACAGCGGATAAACGTCTAGCTAAGTACTTTCAAAGAAAAAATAATAGGAGAAAGCAATGGCTTTAAATCTATCTAGAAATACCAAAGTATTTGTCAGTTCAGTAAATGGGTGTAATCCCGTTGATGGCGTCAAAGGTGGTATAAAAAATGGAAAAATCTCTAATGGAGGAACAGGATATAGTGTCGGAGATATTATAACTTGTGATACCACTAGTGGTACTGGTGAAGACGCCAAATTTATAGTGAAAGCTGTAAACTCTGGAGTAGTCACTAAGGTAGCGATGCCTAATAACTGTAAAGGTAAAAAGTTTATCGCAACTGAAACAGCGGCACAGGCTACTAATGCAGTAGTAACTGGTCTAGACCATAGTGTCACATCCAGTGGTGAAGGTTTTATCTTCACAGTACAAGCTGTAACAGCTGGTACAACAGCGGATGGCGGAAGAATAGGAACTGGATTGTTCAAAGGAAATGAAACGGATGCTAACACATTCAGACTTGGTGTATTAGATGGATACAGCTTCTCACAGGGAAGTGATTCAACTGACGTAACTATATCTGAAGCAGGTGCTACGCCTAACAGGGGTTCAAAAAGATTCAATGACTCTTTACCACCTGCAGAATGGTCATTTGGCACATATGTCAGACCGTTTGTACATGGAGCAGCAAGTTACAGAGCAAATGGTACATTTGACTGTGTAGAAAATGTCTTATGGGCAGCACTATCAGGAACTGGATTACCAAACGCAACCGAAGCCACTGACGGCTCTGGTGTATTTGTTAGTACTTCAGCTGTAAAAGGTTCATTATGTAACTTTACAGAATCAGACGTTCACGAACTTATGAAACTAAGTATTTATTTCGCACTAGAAAATACAACATACAGGTTGAATCAAGCACAGATTAACCAAGCAGAAATTGACTTTTCAATCGATGGTATAGCACAGATCACATGGTCTGGTAATGCTACTACTATTGACCAAGTAGTAGAAGTTTCTGAAGACCCTACGTACGCAGTAGAATTCACTACTAGTGATCAAGGGGCTGACGCAACAGCTATAGCAAGTGCAGTTACTTTGAACACAAATTCAAAAGCACTGGCTAATAAAGGCGATAACGTTGAAGAGTTTAACTATGTAGATACAACTGGCCCTTCAGATGCAGATTACCTAAGAAATAAACTTTCAAGTTTACACTTAAGTACTCTACTACAGGGTGGCGGTAAGACTTCTCAAGGTCTTGACGCAAAAGAATATGAAATCAATATTACTGGAGGCTCTTTAACTATAGCCAACAATGTTACTTATGTAACACCAGAAACTATTGGTGTTGTGGATAAGCCGATTGGTTCATTCACAGGTGCTAGGGTAGTTAGTGGTTCTTTAACCATGTACCTTGACACAAAAAGCAACGGCTCAAATGACTTACTAACTGATTTAGCAGCATCAACTGACCTTGTATCGAATGCGTTTGATATGAGATT